CGAGATAAAACGCATGCTTACGCAAACGCTGCGGCGCAGTGGTTTGACTACCAGATGAAGCAAAAGACCAATATCGAAACCGAGATTTTAGCGGTGATCGATTTCATGCTGATGAGTGGGCGCGGGGTGATGAAAACCTTTTGGGATGAGGAAAAGAAAAAGCTCAATTTTCAAAGCGTGGATCCGCAGCACATCATCGTACCGACTTGGACTCGGGACTTGATGGACGCTGATCGGATTGTCCATGTCCAACACTATTCACCCGATGCTTACCGGCGCAATTCACTTTTCAAGCAGGACGAGCAGTTGATCAAAAAGATCACTGGAAGTGGCACCGATGTAAGGGGTGACAATATGAAAGTCCAAGCGCAATACCAGCGCGAAGGGCTTACGTATAATGAAGATAATTACATTATCGTCTGGGAAGTCTGGTGCCGGGACAGTGATTCCAATTGGTACTGCGAGACGTTTTCTCCGCTTGTACCTGAAGAGGATATTCGGCCAACTTACAAGTTGGGTAAAGATTACAACGGTAAACCTCCTTTCTGTCAATTCGAGTACGAGATCAAGGATGGACGTTGGTACTCGCCGCGTGGTGTGACCGAGATTGTCGCGGTTCATGAAGCTGAATTGAGTAAGACGCTGAATGAAAAGAATGATTACATGACGCTGGTTAACCGGCCCTTGTTCCGTTCCGAGCGTGAGTTACCTAATGCGGCTAACCTGAAATTTTCTCCGGGCCAAATTTTACCTTACAACATCCAGCCGGTGCCCATGCCGCCACCGCCGGTTAGCTTCGATCAAACCATGATGTTCACTCGGGACATCGCGGAGCAACGGGTAGCCACGCCTGACTTTGGGATGAGTCAAAGCCTGACTAACACTGAGCGCCGGACGGCTACTGAGATTAATCAGATCAGTAATCTGTTTAGTCAGAGCAGTGATTTGCGTTTACGGGTTTTCCGGATTGGCTTGGGGCGCCTGTATAACACGGCTTGGAGTTTGTTGCGGAAGCATTCCTCGAAGGATTTAAATTTCTGGTACACCGACACGGTGAAGGAATTGCCCGGTGCTGCGTTATCGGAGCAATACCATGTGAGGCCTACCGGCAGCGCCGATGGCGTGAATCGCACTTTCATTTATCAGCGTGCGGTCAATCGGATGCAGATGTTTGGTAATGATCCGTTTATTGATCAGGGCGAATTGCGTAAGAGTGTGTTGGAGGCTGATGATGTTGCACTGGTCAAGCGGCTCTACATGGATCCGGAATTGAAGATGGCGGATCAGGCCGAGGATCAGGCTAATGAGTTAACCTTCATGCGGTTGGGCTTCCCAGCGGTAGTGAAGGGAATGGACGATCACGCTACGCACATCAGAACAATTTTGGGATACATTTCAATGTCATCCCAAGCGGGCCGGCAAGTTGAACCAATGGAGATGCAGAGAATCCAAGAGCATATCACAATGCACTTGGATGCGCTTCGCGAAAAAGACAAAAAGGCCGCCAAGGAGGTGGAGGCGGAAATTGCCGGCTTGTTAGCGGCAGGTTCGCAGCCAGCAGCCGGACAACCCCCGCAGGAAGCTGCGATGGGGGCACCCGAGCCGATACCACAGGGTGAGGCGGCGTTGCCACAGCAAGCGCCTTTGGGCGAAGAAGTAATGGGGGATCCGTATGTTGCGTAAGTTGCGAGCCTGCCTAAATTTTTTGCGCCTTAACTCAATTAGCCACAGGGATATGCCTGAGTGGCGAAAAGAGGATGCGGCTGCATTGAGGAAATTTTTCCAAGGCGAATCAGGAGAGCGTTTAAGGGTCACGCTCCTCCAAATGACGATTCAACAGGCCTTGGATGGTACGTCGAGGGCGGGTAATGATCTGGAGTATCGTGCAGGATACGCGGCGGGGTTCAGGGGGGCCATTGCGAATTTAGATTCGTTGATGGCCGAGCCGGTTATCACAGATCCGGATCACCGCCCCGATGTACCGACTGATGATTTGGCGTGGTTGAACGAGCAAGAAGATAAGTATTATGGCTAAAGAAACCACTGATGAGAGGATGCAAGACCGTGAGGAATTACTGTCAGCCCTAGAGGCTGCTGACACGGCTGCAAGCGAGGAACCCCGAGAGTCCGAAGAACTCGCGTCGGATAGTCAGGAGGCTGAAAAGCCTGAAACCACGCCGGAACCGGAAGCGGAGGAAAAAGCTGAATCGACGGAGGAAGCTGAAGCCAAGGCCGATGGTGAAGTGAGTGAGGAAGCGGAAGATAAGCCGCTCAGTAATCGCGAAAAAAAGAGCAATGAACGACTCAGTAAAGGTTGGGATAAACTCAACTCTGAGAAGGCGGCGCTCAAGCGGGAAAGGGAGGCATTGGAACAGGCTCAACAAGAGCATTCCGATGATCAAACCAGCCCGCAGGATTATCGCGATTTGGCGGATCGCTATCGGGAGGACGGTGAAACCGAGCTTGCCGATTTGGCGGAAGAAAAGGCGCGAGGCGTGGAAAAACGCCAAGCTGAACGGAAGGCTAAAGAAGTCGCTGCCACTATTGAATCGGGTTGGAATGAAAACCTTGCAGACCTGCAAGAGCAATATCCTGACCTTAAAGATGGTGATAGCGAAATGGCCCGCGGCGTTGAACATATCCTGAATCAACGTCCGGCTCTGCGCGGTTACGCGGAGGGCATTCAGGATGCCGTTGAGTTTGTGCAATCCAAGCTCGCAGCTAAAGAAGTTGAATCGCTCACAAAAAAGAATGGCGATCTCCAAGCGGAGATCGATGAACTAAAAAAACAAACCAGTGTATCGGGGTCACCTCCTGAGCGGGAATCGTCGCCGTCAACATTTGATGACATGAACCAAGATAAGCGCCGCGAGAAATTGCTGGCTGCCATGGCTTCAGCCGACGAGCAAGGGATGAACATGACTGCGCTCCGATAACACGCAAGATAAGGGGTAAAACATTATGGCAGTAGGAACTGGAACCTCTGGAATCTCTACACAATTCCAGCGGTATTTTAGTAAAGAGCTTTTGGACTACATCCAAAAGTCTCTGCAAATGGTGCAATTCGCAAACAAGGCGCCGTTGCCGGCCAAGTCTGGCAGCAAAACCATTCGTTGGTTCCGCTTTGACGAGCCTTCGACTAGCAGCATCGAAACTCTCAGCACTGAGGGTACGAAGCCGGCAGCCGAACGCGCATTGTCTCTTGCAAACGTGGACGCGGATCTTGTCCAGTACGGTCAAATCATCAGCATCACCGACATCCTCCAACTCACCGAGTTGTTCAACCACGTTGAGCAAGCCGTGCGGGTTACGGGTCAGGATGCGGCGTTGCATGCTGACAGCATCGTTCGCGACAAACTCGGTAGCAATGTTTCCGGCAAGCAAACCCGCGCAGCCAATGGCCTAGCGGATTATGCGGCGGTTAACAGCGCCAGCGCGGCTGACGCCACCGTGGAGTTTAATGATCTCCTCGATTGCGCGACTGAGCTTCGCCAAAACAACACGCCTACCATTGGCGGTTCGTTTGTGGGCGTTGCCTCTCCCGAGGTTCTGAGCGACCTGATGAAGACCACCAACTGGGTGAACGCCAGCAGCTACTCCGACATTGATAACCTGTACAAAGGTGAGGTCGGTAAGCTGTGGGGCATCCGGATGCTGGAAAGCACCAACTCGTTCAAAACGGACGGCAGCGATGCGAACACGCACACTGACAGCGGCACGGTTCACTCGACGTTTGTTCTCGGCCAGAACGCCTTTGGCGTGACGGACGTTGCGAGCCAATCTCCGTATGCACCGAACGTGTACGTCACTGATGGCGCAGATAAGACTGATCCTCTCAATCAGAAAACGATTGTGGGTTACAAGTCTTTCTACGCCTCCGCGGTACTTCAGCCGAAGTATTACGTCGAGATGTACTCGAAAACTGCATTCGCATAAGAATTAACAAGCTGGGGAGGCTAACACCTCCCCAGCCTTTTACTATGCCTCTTTATACATTTATTAATGATAAGGGTGAGGAGCGGGAAGAGTTGGTTTCCGCATCCACACGTTCCATTGAGGAAAGCGGTGAGACATGGCGCCGGCAGGAAGTTTCAATGGTAATGCCTGTCGGGTTCCGCACCGATCCATCCACCATGGAGTCTCAGGTTAAGAGGGGTTACGCCGAGGCCGAGCGCCGGCAGGGGGCGCGGTGGAAAAGCGGTTACAGTAAGAAACAGATTAAAAAGATTTGGGGGTTTTAGATGGCTGGAAGTGATTCATTACAAAATAAGCAGATTTCGGCAACCTACAAGGATCTATTGCAGGTTCCCAACTCGAATACGGG